GATGCAAAATGAGCTTGTCGCTAATATTCAGTTAGCAACAAAGATGGCAGAGGACGCCACAGGCATTAACTTTTTGCTCCAAGGTCAACAAGGCTCGGCTCCTGACACCGTTGGCGGCATGGAGTTATTGCACAGAAACGCATCGGCGCTACTGCGAAGAATCGCTAGAATATTCGATGAGAATGTGACCGAACGGCATATTAAAAGATATTACGAATGGCTGTTGTTATATGGCGATGACTCGGAGAAATGCGATCTGCAAATCGAGGCTGTCGGATCGAGCGCATTAGTAGAACGTGAGATGCAAGTAATGCAAGCCGAAAAGTTATTGCAATTAGCGCTTGCTCCAGGAACAGATATATCTATAAGAAAAACAGCAGATGAAATTATTAGAGGGTGGAAATTAGAACCGTCCAAATTTAAAATGGACGAAGAAGAGAAGAAGAATATGCCGCAATCTGCTCCAGCACCGGCGGTTCAAGCTGCTCAGATACGCGCAGAAACCGAGCTTAAGAAAGCTGAGATGAACAATCAAGTCGCCTTGCAAAAAACTCAGGCTGACACTGATAGAGATTCGCTATTTCAGCAGAGCGTGGCGCAGCGCAATCAACTTGATTATGAATACAAGTTGAAGTTGCTAGAGCAAGAGAATACTAAGTTGCAATTGCAAAAAGAATTAGCATTGCTAGATTATTCAGTAAAACAACAAATGAGCCTGGATGACATCAAAGCAAAATTAGCAAGTGATACAATGAAAATTAATCTGCAACGCGAACTTGCCGCAATGACCGAAACGCCGCCGCAAGTATTGACGCCACCAACTGAGCCGCAAGGTAGAGCGCCGATTGGCGAGGCATATCAGAAATGATGCCGCCAGACATATTTGAGCTAACCACAATAGAACGCAGCGATCCGCTGTGGAGGAAGATCAAAGAGCACCTTGAAACAAGAATAAAAGAATTGCGCGAGCGAAACGACTCTCTTGATCTTGGTGATAGAGAAACGCTGAAGATACGGACTGAGATAGCATTATATAAATCATTACTAAAGTTATAACCTAGACCGGCAACGTTACCGGTCTACAAATCAAGCCGCATGGTTAATTCCATAGCGGCTTTTTTATGTGCAGTTTTTTAACAAACGACCGAGAGGCCAACATGAAAGTAGAGCAAGTAGAGCCAACAGATGATGAAGTAATTGATCTGGCAATGAATAAAGAAATGAGAATGCAGATTGACGGCACTGAGCCGCCGATTGAAGAAGGCAAGGAGGTTGTTGATCCAGAGGCCACTCATAATGAGTCACAGCAAGATCAAGATCAGAAAACTGAGCCTGACGAGCCTACAGAGAAAGATCAACTTCAAGCTGCATTGGATCGCATTCAAAAGCTGGAGCGCGCGCTAGATAAAACTAACGGCACATACGGCAATGAACTAAGTCGATTAAAAGGGCAGTTAGCCGAGGTTGAAAAAAAGAAACACGAGATAGCTGCAAATATCACCCCGGCTCAATTTAAGCGCATTCGTGATGCTTACGGCGATGAATTAGCAGACGCATTGATTGGTGATTTGACTGAGACATTTTCAGCCCCGTCGCAAGATCAGAAAATAGATGCGAAGCCAGAGGTTGTAATAGACCCTCGTTTAGAAGCTATGGCGCAATCTACCGAGCAATTGGCTGGGCAGGTGCGGCAAATGGCTATAACCGAGCTTACTAGAATACATCCGGATTGGCGCACTGTTGCTGAGTGGGAATCGGAAGATGTCGCCGGTGTTGGTAAGGTGATTCGATGGAAAGATTCAGCCTTTGGCGCTTGGGTAAACAAGCAAGATATGGATACGCGAAACACAGTATTCGCAAGCGATGACATAAATGCCGTCGCCGAAGTGCTGACACGCTACAAATCGGAATCGAAACCCGCCGAAACCACAAATCAGAAAGATGCAATTAAAAAGAAACTTGAAAGAGCGGTTCTTCCTACGGGGCGCAGAACTGGTTCGCATGAGCTATTAACTGACGAAGAAATTATAGAGCAAGCCAGACGCGAGACACAGAAAGAGCTTTTAACAGGATATTAAATAAAAGGAATATAAAATGGCAATTCAAACGTTAGACATACCAGCCCAGCGCATCGGTCAATCATTGGGGCGAATTCTAGGTCACGCACAGCCTAAGATTGTTTTGGGAACTGTCGGCATGACTGATTCGCGCAAGAAAAACACAGGCGCAACAGTAAAGTATCGTCGTTGGCTGCCGAAGGGCGCGACAACTTCAAGTCCAAACACTTTCTTTGCCGATGCGACTGGAGTTGATCGATCTGCAACTTATGTTCAGGCGCAGCAAACGTCCGAAGGTGTAACGCCGAATGCAGAGAGCTTGACCCCTCAGGATTTTTCTGTAAGTCAATTGCAATTTAATGTTTTGTATGGATTCACGGATCAAACCGCAGACTTATCGGAAGATATTATCCCGAAAGTTATGGAAGAAATGGTCGGTGAACGTACTGGCTTAATTTGCGAAATGCAACTGTTTGGCGTTCTAAAAGGATGCACAAATAAGTTTTACGGCGGCACAGGAACTTCTCGCGCAACTGTAAATGGCGGAATATCCATCAACCTGCTACGCAGAGTTGCGCGAAGCCTGATGGCAAACCATGCAGAGCCAGTTCGTCGTATGTTTATGCCGATTCCAGCAAACGGGAATTATGGTACAGCGCCAATCGGTGGTTACTGTTTCCCGGTATTCATTCATACCGATTTAGCTGCTGATATTCGAGATTTGCCTAATTTTACGCCTGTTGAGCGTTACCCTGACGCATCCAAAGCGGTTGAAGGAGAATTTGGTAGATGCGAAGAGTTTCGTTTTATAGCATCTCCAGATTTGGTTTCAATTCAAGATGCTGGCGCTGCTATTGCTGGTGTTGTCCCTGCGCTGAAATCTTTGACAGGCACTAGCGCTGACGTGTACCAGGTAATTGTCGGATCTCAAGACGCATGGGGTCATGTCGGCCTTCAAGGTTTCGACAAAGACAATATCACTTTGTTGCCTACTGGCCAGAAGGACAAAGCAGACCCTCACGGTCAGCGCGGCTATGTTGGCTCAATCTTCTATTACAACGCCGTTCGCCTGAACGAAGGCCAAATGGCGGTTGTTGAAGTTGGTGCCAATGCTTTAACTAGCTAAGGGGGAACGTTATGACAATGGAAAAACTATCGCAGCGAATTAACGCGATCCCTGATGTTGGGACACGGCGCGAATTGCAGCTTATCTTAGAGAAAGTATACAAGGTGCTTGGCAACGTTACGTTAAAAGCGGCTGCTATGGCTATCGGTACGACCACAACCAAGATCAAATCAACTGCTGATTATTATGCAATGGTTCAAGGGGTCTTGGTAAAGAAGGCCACAACCGATGATCTTATCACGCTGACAACTGCAAGTAATTGCACCAACGCAAAGTTCAACGTTACTGTGTTTACTATCAATAGCTCCGGCACTATCACAAACAGAGCCGGCACTGAAGGGGCATCGTTAGCTGCGATGAAGTGGCCAACGATCCCTGAAGAAGAGGCTGTATTCGGCATATTGATCATTAATCCCACGGGAACCGGAGATTTTGTTGGTGGTACAACTGCGCTAAATAGTGGGACAGTATTACCGGGTGCTGTGTATATAAACCCAATGGGCGCATTCAGCCCAAGTGCTATTGCTAATCTATAAGGAGTACAAGTAATGAGTTCACAAGAACTGAGAGATCGCGGTGCCACACAAGCATTTACTTTGGTTGTGGGTGCGGCTGGAACAACCACAACCATCACAACCACAACTGCTGCAACATATTGCATACAAGGAGAGATGTATAAGCAGGGCGCAGCTTGGACTAACCAGGCGCACCCTACGACCGATGCAAATACTGGGGCGGCGTTCACTAATATCCCGGCTAACTATGGTGGCGTTTTCGTATATGGTGTTAATGCCGCAGGAACTTTGTTATGCGCGCAAGGAAAAACAGTTCCATTAGTTGATGGTGCGTTTGCTCAAGCATCGGATTTCCCTTCTTTGCCAGATACGATGTGTCCACTGTTCTAT